GGAATAATCCTGATGCTTACCAATCGGAACAGGGACGAGTACAAGTGACCAAATCTTATCAACAGCCTCGCCAATTGGGTCAATATGAAGGACGATATTGTCGTGAGTTTATCCAAGAAATTCGTGTGGGCAATCAAGTACAACAGGGTTATGGGACCGCATGTCGGCAACCAGATGGCTCATGGGAGATGATAAAATAAGATGCCAAGTTATAGAATGATTAATCCCGACACCGCAGAGGTAGAGACACATATGGTGACTATTGCTGATATGCAAGCTCTGAAAACACAGGGTTTTGTACCTGTGTTTGAGTCGGGGGCTGGTGGCATTATTTCAGGTAGAGACCATGCCGGCATGGGCGGCGGACATGGTACATCTGAAGGTTGGAAAGATGTGTTAAGAAATATTAAACACACAAATCCTAAGTCAGATATTGACATTTAAGATATCATTAAAAATAAATACCTCCTATACACTATAGGAGGATTATTTTGTCAAGTAAAAAGAAAATGTATATTACCGCTCAAAATTTAGTATCTATTTCACCAATAGGTCCTGCACAAGAAAAGGCTTTTAAATCATTAGAAGCAAATAAAAATCTGTTTCTAACAGGTTCAGCAGGCACTGGTAAAACTTTTATTTTATTATATTGGGCACTAAAAGAAGTATTGGATAAATCGTGTCCTTATGAAAAAGTTATTATAGTAAGGTCCCTTTTACCGTCTAGAGATATTGGATTCTTGCCAGGCACTTTAGAAGAAAAATCCAATCTCTATCAAGATCCTTATAGGATTCTTGTAAGGTATCTTTTTGAGATGCCATCAGAACAAGCATTCACAGACCTTTACGATAAATTACAAGCACAAGGGTCATTAGAATTTTACAGCACCTCGTTTCTACGGGGTCAGACATTTGACCGCAGTATAATTATTGTGGATGAATCAGAAAATTTATTATTCCAAGAATTAGACACTATTATGACCCGTGTAGGTCAAGATAGTAAAATACATTTTTCAGGAGATCCCACACAAACGGATTTAAGAAAACATAATGGTGACCGAGATGGTTATCATAATTTCCAAGTTATTTTGGACACAATGAGTGAGTTTGAAGTAGTAGAGTTTGATATCGGTGATATCATACGGAGTGGTTTAGTAAGATCCTATTTGATTGCTAAACACAATATTGGTTTACAAGACCAAAATTAAAAGGAGTAGTATATAATGAATAGTGTTGAATTCCCTGAGCTTGTTGTACATAATATTGGTGGTATGCGTTTTTATGAAGCGCCAGATGGCAATAAATATCCATCTATCACTACTGTTCTAGGTAAACAACCTGGTAAACAGAAAGGGTTGCAAGAATGGCGTGAGCGTATTGGGGAACAACAAGCTCGTATTGTGTCTGGTAAGGCTGCTCGTCGTGGTACTGCCTTTCATAATATGTGTGAAGATATGTTTACATTGACCGACTTTGAATTCAGTACTAAGTTGGAAGAAGAACATAAACAAAAGAATTTTCTTGCATATTGTATGTTTAAAGAAATGAAACCTTATTTTGATGAGAAGATTAAGAACAAACCATTACTGATGGAACAAAGTATGTATTCACCAAAATACCAAGTTGCCGGTCGTTGTGACTTTATTGGTGTGTATGGTGATACTTTAGCAGTTGTAGATTTTAAAACTACCACAACACCAAAGAAGGAAGAATGGATAGAAGACTATTTTGTCCAATGCACAGCTTATGCATCAATGTATGAAGAACATACAGGCGACCAGATTGAAGATATTGTTATTATGATGGTTGCTGAAGATGGTCAAGTACAGATATTTGAAAAGAAGACCAAAGATTATTTACCAACATTGGAACAATATATGGATGATTTTTATACTAATTTAGATGTAGATACTTTAGTAGCATAAAAGATTGACTTGCTGTAATTTTTATGATATACTTAAACTAGTAAAGGAGATAAAGTAATATGAAAAAGTTAGTACCACTAGCTGCCTTATTGGTAGCAACCTCGGTAAGTGCCGGGGATTTTGATACAGTTGATGTTAAGCTGTCTGCAACTTCTAACGATTGGACCATTGAACATGTTGTTGATGGAACAGACGTTAAAGTTAAGAGAGCTTTCTCACTGTTGGGAAGTGAAACTTCCTCTGGTATTCCTATGTCAGTAGCTTGGGCTGCTACAGATGGAACCAGTACCGTTTCAGCATCTGCTGGTATCGAAGTGTTGGGCCTTGGACTCACCGAGACTGTTAGTTGGTCAGAAGGTGGCGATTGGGCTACTGAAGTTGAAGCCGCATATTCTATGTTTGGTGTTGATATGACCGTTACACCGTCATTTGACCTAGACGAAATGGAGTATGATGGCATTGAGTTTGGTGCCAGTTATGACGTTGCTATTGGCGACCGACTAACCATTACACCATCAGTTACCGCACCGTGGGACGAAGATGGCGACCGTTCTGACATCAGCACGATGTTGAAAGTTAGCGTCACGTTCTAAGATAAATATGAATGTGGAATCTGATGACACTGAACCAGTATCCGGACAAGACGGGGGTGCGAATCCCCCCACCTCCACCATTAACTGGTCTGAGCGTAGAGTTAGATGGGGTCTGGGCGGATATTCCGTCCATGGCGTTACCACTTACTCAAACTCTGTACAGATTTTTAAACCAAACCCCGAATACGGGGGTGACTAGGTATCGATTGACGATGAGAAAATTCAGCCGAGGAAAACCACAACTACAGAAGCCAACGATGACTTCTATTATGAGGACTTTGCGCTAGCAGCGTAACACCTCACGGGGTTTTGGGACCTGTACCTTGTTATTAAAACAGGTCCCACTTAATTTTTATGAAAACAAAAATAGTGGTCCCTGCTTTGACCACCACACCCCCATATCACTGAAACAGGGATAGGTGATATACCTTTTATTTGAGTTTGTAGTATGAAATTATATGACTAAGAAAATAACACCTAAGAAATTTTCTCTACTAATTGAACAATTAGTTTTAACTAAACGATTAACACATTTTGAAGCCGTGATGTATTATTGTGAACAAAACAATCTTGAAGCACATACTATTATCAAATGGATAGATAAAGGAATGAGAGAGAAAATACAATCAAATGCGGAAGACCTTAACTATTTACCTAAGTCGAGTTCTTTGTTTTGAGTTTAATGAATGCTTACGAAACGTATCAACAGTACCTTGGATTAAAATTATATTTTGAAGGCAATTTTGATTACTTTAAATATAATGGCAAGACGAGTGCTTCTGTAACATCATTTGATAAACGAAAAGATAAATTTAAATTTATTAAATTATCTACCAAACTTAGTGATGACCAAATTATAGAATATTTTGTTTCCAATCTTATTAGCGGTAAGAAATATGTTGGTGATTTTGATATCAAAACTTGGCAGGCACATAAGAAAATAGTACAGAGTGTTGAATATAATTTTTCAAATGATATAGAAAAACTCTTGACAAATGTAGAAAGTTTTGATATACTATTCCAATGTGGTAATGGAAATCATCCGATACTATTGAAACAATATCTTGGTAAGAAGATAAAATTGGAGACAATGGTGATACTTGAAAGGCTGACAAAGTTTTGTAAGGTGTTCGATAAGAACATAACAGATACTATTATCTGGCCTGATGTGAGTCAATTGATAACAAGATATCAACCATTTTTGAAAGTAGATGTACAGAAGTGTAACCGAATAGCAATAACTAAAGTGAAGGAGATGTTATGAGCGATACTGATAACGTACAAAAAGAATCCTATATTGATGAAGCAAAAAGGCGAATTGCTCATTTATCGTATAAGTTAGAACGAGCCGAGGAGAAAATCCGCAAGCTTGAGTATGATAACGCTGAACTTCAGCAATGGACAAATGAAGTATGTTTACCCAAACTTCAAGAATTATCAAATGAGTTGTCTATGAGGTATAACCAAAAGAAGTATAGAAGTCGTAATTGGAAAAGTGAACTTGAACGTGCAAGAGAAGAAGGATCGGAGGTACATTGACCTATTGTTTAAGGTTGCTCAAGATGTATTGCCAGTAGGCAATGCTCGAATGGCATCTGCATTAGTTATAAACAATAGTGTAGTGGGATTGGGAAAGAATTCTTACAAGACGCATCCTTTACAAGCTAAGTATGGTAAAACAGAACATAGTATTCATATACATGCTGAAATAGATGCTATCAAAAATAGTCTAAAACGTGTTGCTGTTGATGACTTGTCTAAAGCTACTTTATATATTAGTAGAGTTAAAAAGAGAAATAATAATGGAAACTGGGTATTTGGACTTTCTGCTCCATGTTCTGGATGTATGGGCGCTATTTACGACTTTGGGATTAGTAGGATTGTTTATTCATTGGATGTGGATGGATTTGAGGAAGTAAGTCTTGTATAAAGCAGGCCAACAAATTATTTTGTTCAATGGAAAAGAACATAGAGCGGTAAAGGTAATACAATATGATAGTAAGCAAGGTTGGCTTGCTGAAAGCGCAGATGGTGAATGGCATTGGTATCATATGGATAATACTTTTTGGCCAGACCATGAACATTGGAAATTTGTTAAGAAAGCAGGTGATTAAATGAAAGCGGGAAAAGTATGGGGTAGTACGGAATTGTTATTAAAAACTCCTTTTGTTGAGTTGCATAGAATTTATGTAAAGGAGGGTGGATTTTGTTCTATTCATACCCATAAACATAAATG